ATAGGACCAAAGTTACCATTGAGAAGAGATAGTGAGCATGGTTTCTATGGTCTCACCACTACTTTTCCAGAACAAATTAATCAAAATTTTAAAAATCTTTTACTAACTTCTCCGGGAGAGAGAGTTATGAACCCAGATTTTGGTATTGGGCTGCGTAATTTTCTTTTTGAAAAAAAGAGTGATGCAATACCTAAAATTAGACAGAGAATAATAAATCAAACAAAAAAATATCTTCCTTTTATTGAAGTGAATAAAATTTCTTTTGATCAGGATTTGAGTGAAGATTTTGCAAAAGATTCTCAAATACTAAATTTGTCTATTGATTATTCAATTCCTGGTTTAAATTTAAATACTAGTTTAGTTTTATCTACTGACGGAACAAATAAGATATGAGCAAAGATAAAAAAATAATAAAATATACAAATAGAGATTTTACTTCTATAAAAGAAGGCTTAGTAGATTATGCAAAGCGTTATTACCCTTCTATCCATAAAGATTTTTCAGAAGCATCTTTTGGATCATTAATGTTAGATACTGTGTCTTATGTTGGAGACATTCTTTCTTTTTATCTAGATTATCAAGCTAATGAATCATTTCTCGATACCGCAGTTGAGTATAATAATATATTAAGAATGGGTGAGCAAGTTGGCTATAAACAACCTTTAAAGGCAAATTCTTTTGGAATTGCAACATTTTATATTTTAGTCACAACACAACCTAATGCAACGGCGCCTGATTTAAATTATCTTCCAGTTTTGGCTAAGGGAACAAAAATTACTTCAAATTCAGGACAAGTTTTTTCTTTGGTTGATGATGTAAACTTTGCAGACACAAACAATGAAATAATTACAGCTACGTCAGATAACTCAGGTAATCCAACATCTTTTGCTGTTAAATCTTTTGGAAAAGTAGTTTCTGGTGAACTAAAAACAACTTCTATTTCAGTTGGTGATTTTAGAAGATTCTTGACTGTTTCGATTGATGATGCCAATGTTAGTGAGATCATATCAGTAATTGATACTGAGGGACACCAATATTTTGAAGTTGATTACTTATCACAAGATACTGTATTCAGGTCTGTAATTAATAAAGATAATAAATCAAAAGATCTAACACCAAATGTTATGGTTGCGACTAGCATACCAAGGAGATTTACCGTATTCAGCAGAGCCGGCCAAACATTATTAAAGTTTGGATATGGCTCAGAATCTTCTCTCAAGAATGACAATACAACGCACCCATCAAAAATTGTTTTGCAAATGCATGGCAGAGATTACGAAAAAGATACATCTTTTGATCCAGCAAAATTAATTGAAACTGACAAATTTGGCATATCACCAGCAAATACAATATTAAATGTTGTGTACAGAGCGAATACAACTGAAAATTCTAATTTAGCTGCACGTGAATTGTCATCTATCTCAGATCCATTATTTGTATTTCCCAGCAGTGCAACAGATACCGCTAAAATAAACTATGTTAAGAACAGCTTAGAATGCACCAACGAAACTTCAATAAATGGAGATGTAAGTCTTCCAACAGTTTCTGAATTGAAACAAAGAATTAATGATGTTTTCTCTTCACAAAATAGAGCAGTGACTGCTGAAGACTATCAAGCTCTAATATACAGGATGCCATCGAAATTTGGAAAAATTAAACGAGCAAAAATAATTCGAGATCAAGATTCATTTAAAAGAAATTTAAATCTATATGTATTAGGCGAAGATTTAGATGGTAAATTAGCTGTAGCTAATCCCGTTTTAAAGAATAATGTCAAAACGTGGATAAACCATTACAAAATGATAAATGATACTGTCGACATTTTAGATCCGATGATAATAAATATTGGAATTAATTTTACTGCTGTTGTTAATTTTGATCAAGATAAATACGAGGCTTTGAATGCAGGCATTGAATCAATTGAAGGGATGTTTGAAGAGAAACTAGATATAGGACAACCAATTTATATTATTGATATATTTAATAAACTTAATAACTTAGAAGAAATAGTTGATGTAGTAAATGTTGAGATAGTTGAAAAAGTTGGTGAAAGATATTCTGACGAAAGTGTCAATCTTAAGCATTACACTTCCGCTGATGGAAGAATATTGTATGCTCCTGAAAATGCAATTTATGAATTAAAATTTGCAAACACAGATATCAAAGGAACTATTAAATAATGGGCGTCAAGAGATACACAGCTAATAAAGACAACACTATCACTAATGCTTTTCAATCTAATTTAACTACTAGAGGCACAGGCTCAAATATGGGCGCGTCAGACATTTTAGAGGTTTTTTCGTTATATGGCCAGGGGAATACAACATCATCGGCAGAACTATCTCGCGTATTGCTCGAATTTCCTATAACAAAAATTGCTGCAGATAGAACCAACGGAGATATTCCTGCTTCTGGGAGTGTGAGTTTTTATTTGAGGGTATGTAATGCTAGGCACTCAGAGCAACTACCTAGAGATTTTACAGTCAATGTTTTAGCTGTATCTCAGTCTTGGCAAGAAGGCCATGGCTTGGATATGGAGGGCTATACGGATGTAACAGAAGATGCAATTGTAGGCTCAAACTGGATAAGAAGATCTAAAACAGACTCATGGGCTCAAATTGGTGGCACTTATCATTCCTCAACATATGCTCCCGGAACAACAATGCCAAATTACACATTTACGTTTGAAGATGGAGATGAGGATATTTTTCTAGATGTTACTGCTGCTGTTGAAGAGTGGATTGCTGGAAACCAAGCAAATTATGGTTTTGGAATATTCCTGACATCTAGTTTTTCTGCGCTTGTAACTGCATCAGATAGCTTTGTGTTGGCTAATACGGCAGGTCAAAAGACAAGTTTTTACACTAAGAGGTTTTTTTCAAGAACTAGTGAGTTCTTTTTTAAAAAACCTAACATTGAAGCTCGATGGGACTCTAGAAGACTGGATAATAGAGGAAGTTTTTTCTATAGCAGCTCATTAGCACCAGCAGAAGATAATCTTAATACAATTTATCTTTACAACTATGTTAGAGGTAGATTAACAAATATACCGTCTGTAGGCACTGGTACCATATTGGTCAGTATATATTCTGGGTCTACAGATGATACTGCTCCATTTGGACCAAAATTGCAGCCTAGTAGAAATGATAAGGCTAGCGGCGTGGGCTTTACTGGAGATACAAACAATCTTAATATAACCGGTGGTTTTGTGGCTACTGGCATATACTCTTGTTCATTTGCTTTTACAGGGTCAACGTCTCTTAAGACTTTGTACGATGTTTGGCATACTGGCTCAACTGAGTTCTTTACTGGTGCTATTAAGCCAGAGACTTTAACATCACCTGGTTGGAATAACTATCCACGTTACGCAACAAAAATTACCAATCTTAAACCTTTATATGTCAGTAATGAACAGGCTAGGTTTAGAGTTTTTACAAGAGCTAGAAAATCATCCCAAACAATTTATAGTATTGCAAGCTTGGATCCGGAAAATACAATTATCCAAAGCGCTTCGTACGAAATAATAAGAATGGTTGACAATGCAACCGTAATAAATAATTCAACTGGCAGCAGCACTTATCATACTTATTTATCATATGACAACTCTGGAAGCTACTTTGATTTAGATATGTCTTTGCTAGAGCCTGGCTATTTGTACGGTATAAAATTAGCTTATTATACCTCTGTTGGTTGGCGTGAACAAGAAGAGGTGTTTAAATTTAGAGTTGAAGATAATTAAGACTATAGAGTTGGGTTTAAAATATGAGCATTAAAGAATTATTTGATAAGGGATATTCTGCTAAGTTACTAAAAGATAAAAGTTTAGATAACTTGCGTGAAGATGTGGAGTCCCCTAGATTCATTGATGCTTACATAGAAAAAAGAGATCGGTTTCTTCCAGATGTTGATTACACAACAGCTTCTAATTTTGCAAGATTTGGCCAAGCAGAGCTATACTATGAAAATTCTATAAAGCGTGTATATCAAACATACCCTTACGATGGTTCATTAGCAGAAAAAACAGAGTGGGAAAATGAAAGCACTGGTTTAGATCTTTTTATATTCGAGAATGAATATCCAAGAACAAACGGGCATGTAAAATTTAACTCAACACAAAACACGTACACTAACACTGGCCAAGGTAATTTCTTTAGTAGTAGTGTTCCGGAGTATATATATTTTAAAGGTGGTCCGAATCCAGATTCAAAAGGTGATTTTAAGAGTGATCTTTCAGCTGGCGCCTCTAGAGATGGAATATCAAAGGCCAATGTATATCACACCGCTAGCCAAAGAACAAATAATTTAGAATTTGATTTATCTAAAGGAGCAACAGTTGAATTTTGGATGAAGAAAGATGCTTGGTTATCAACTTCTGCAACAAAATATGAAACTATATTTAATCTTATTTCATCTGGTGCTGCCGGAAGTACTTTTGGTAATGTGAAGGTTATGATGAGAGGAGGCACGACAGCTGCTTTGCAATCTAGAATTCTCCTATCAATTGCTTCAGGCACTACAGCATTCTCACACGATCACATAACAGGATTATCAAATATTTCTGGTAGTGGTTGGCACCACTATGCACTAACTGCAAAAAAAGTTGGGTCATCAACGCAAACAAGATTGTATGTCGATGGTCAGCTAAAATCTGACAAAACAGCTGCAGCACAAATTAATCCAATTACTGGTACCTTAGTCGCATCCATTGGCGCCCTCGCGGGCCCATCAAACTCTGATTTAGATAACGCAGAAAAAGGCTGGGGCAATATTATAGCTACTT